GGGTTTTCGTTGAAGCCTTGCCTTTCTAACTCCTCTTCGGTCCAGATACGAATAGACGAACCACTTGGGAAGTAAACCATCCAACCAGCATCGACCTCTCTATCTTCGTAGTCGAAGCCGCCTAGTAGTTTTCCTTCTTTATCCTTCTTAGGACTAGCAATCTGTCTTGTCGCCTTTCCTTTTAGCTTATGCACTTCAAAGCGTGGTTTCAGATTAACTTCTGACATCCCCTTACTCCTTCTACTTACGAGTTAATCAGAACCGCATGGGTACGGAAGGATTTCCACAAGCACCATTGTCCCTGCCAAACAACCCTACGACCATGAGCATCAATCGTCCAAGGAGCAACAAGCTCTTTGACCTTCATGTTGACATGCTTGAGGATATGTAGACGGAGGAACTTGCTATTAACAAAGAACGCCTTGTTAACGGGGCAGTCTTCATCATACATCATAGGAATGTTCTGATGCTTAACACCAGCAAAGCCCAAGTCCATCATCTTCCTACCAGAGTTAGACTCTGACAAGTTGATAACAACCTTGTCCCGTACTGCGGTACGATAGTGCCTAAATAGGTTACGACCAGTGAGAATAACGTCAGGCTTGTCACCCTTAAGAGTCAAGTCCATAAGGATATCGTCAAACGCTTCTTCGATGTTCGTGCTATCTAGGTTGCCATTGAAGTCATAAGCAGATGTACGCCACTGAGTTTCATTGGCTCGGTTGATATTACCAACGGTCCCAGTGGTGGGATCATCGGGAATAAGAAGTCCAAGACCTTGCGGGTCAGTACCAGCACCAGAAGCATAGAGATACTCAGAGAACTTCTCTTTGATACTCTCTTCTAGTACGTCGATCTTAGCTTTCATAAGCTTAAAGATCTGAGCCGCGCCTTGGTTCTCATCTTCCTCTTGGTCACTGATAACTACTGAACCAGCAACACGCGCCCAATTGTAAGTCACAGTATCGAACTCATTGGTTTGCGCTACTGGCTGTTCGTCATAGTACTCAAAAGAAGTGATGTTAGGATTACGACCCAGTGTAAGTGGGTTCGTAATTTCGTGTCCACCGTCTTCAAACTCAACACGGTTGTTAGCGAAAGCCCACGCCATTAGGGCGTTAGACTTAATAGAAGCAAGGATCAGCTTCTTACGCGAACGGGTAAGTGTTGATTCGAGGACCGTGGCAATAGGTGTACTTGCCATTGTTTACTCCTAGCTAATTCCAGCCTCTTCCATAGCCTGACGTATTATGTCACTGGTAGAGGTATTTACGTCTGCCACCTGGGCGGTATCTGTAACATTAACACCAGACACATTACCGTCAGGGACAGCTTGCTGCGTATTTACACTAGGACCAGCTTTCTGTTCAGCTTGTAAAGTCTCTAGGGATTTCGTCCAATCTAGATTACGCTCATGGTAATAAGATCGGAGTTTAAAATACGCGGCTTCTGGACTAAGAGTAGGTTCTTGTTGCAGAAGTCGGGCGAGAGAGTTTTCATGTGGGGCTGCATCGGGATATTTACTACTAAACTCATTGTAAACTTCTTGTGCACGATCATTAGCCTCTTGTGTGTCAACTCTCTCGTTTTGCTCCGCTACTAATGGCTGCAATGCGGTATCTAGCATTTGCTTGACAGCACCCATATCCATGCCGCCGCCACCAATGGCGTCTATATTATGCCCTGAAGCTTGGGCTTGTGTCAACATATATTGTATAGTTTCTATCGGATTATTCTTATAAGCCGCAACAATCTGTGCGCCTGTAGTTACTTCCTCTGGCGTGAGGTTGTATTGTGTGCCAAGTGTACCAGCATTATTAATCGCTTCTATTTGCGTTTGGAGAGTTGAGACTTCTTTTGTTGCTGCATCGGCTCTTGCTTTCTCTCTTTGTGCTGTTTCATAGAAGCGCCTCTCTTTTCCTCCTGTGGCGACAACATTTCCTTGTGCGTCAACGAGGTCTTGGGGACCACCAGACGTTTTTCCTGGTGCGTCTTTTCCATCGCCGTCCTCAGTACCTTGTTCACCACTGGCTGTAGATGCCTCTTCGCCAGGGTCCGTCGTCGCTCCTGTATCTTCGCCGCTAGTACCTTCATCTGTAATCGGTTGGTCATCCCCTTCTCCAATACTGTCTAGTATTGCTTCATCAGTGCTAATGAGTTCTTCAGCCATAGTTCATCCCCTTATTGCTGTACAGGAGCTTGGCCTTGCGGTTGCTGCTGTGACTGTTGTTGCATAGCAGCTTGCAAAGCTTTCTCCGGTGAAACACCAGATTGTATAGCAGATTGTACTTGCTGCTTAACCTCTGGTGGGAGTTGTGCTAGTATTTGTTGTAGTTGTTCTGGACTTGCACTAGCGATATTAGGTCCAGCTTGTCCGTTACCACCCTGAGCCTGTTGTCCTTGTCCTTGTCCGCCTTGAGCCTGTTGTTCTATAGAAGTAATAAGCTCTGTCCAATCTTCTTCTCTCATTGTTACTTCGTCAAAAGCTTTTTCCATAACTTGAAGCATAACCTTAAGAACTGGTCCGGGAGCCGCATTAACAAATTGTCCAAGAACCTGTCCAAACTCCAAAGCCTCTTCTTTCTTGGCAGCACTTGTCGGCTTTTTAGTAGAACCGCCAAGCACAATAAGCGAAAGACTACCGATTTCTTCCGGTGATAGGTTCTCCCAGACCTCCTGTGCTTCTTCACCAACTAACTCCACTACTTGTTCTACTGGCATGTGTTGGAGGCAGAGTTGAGCAATGCCCCAATAGATAGCGCCAATCCAATCCTCAATCTGATCGCCTTTCTCATCTACTCGCATATTAGCTGCTTGCGAGTTAGCTTGTACAGCAGCCTTGTTAGTATTAGTCTTAAATTCTTCTCCTCTTAAGACTGTGCCAACAGACGAGATACGGTCGATTGCTCTGTAATAGTCTTCCTTGTTGAATAGTTGGTCAAATTGTATAGACGGTGGGGGAATGGAACCAATAACGTCGGACAATTTCGTCTCGATAGGGACATTCAACCCCCTAGCTGTCCCATCATCACCGTTCAACACTGTGGTAGCATCTTCCTGTGACAGTACATTACTGTTGTAGAAGATGTTACGCCTCCCCCACCGCCTAGCTCTACGTACTTCGTCTGTTATCTCATTGATCGCATCTTGCTGATCTAGGTAATAAGATACCTCACCTTTAGTAAGAGGCCCATTAGGAGACTCGAAGAAGGTCAGCGGATAGAATGGATAGAAAGTATCAAGACGGTCAGGATCATCCCAAACCCATATCGGCCATGTCCAATCCTTAGAGTTGAACATGAGAACTCTACGAGTGACCTTATCATATACCTTGAACACTTTAGTCATTTTAGCTTTTTCAAATGATACTTCATCATTAAAGCCAAACGACTTTGCTGTATCCTTACCTTCTTCAAAGATACTAAAGTTATCTGCGCTGTTGTCGTCATCGTCGTTTTGTTCGCCTAATGACACCTTCATAATGTGTGTAGGTGCATAGGTAGAGCGAAACTCATTCGACTTGCCCTTACGCTTTGCGTACTTGGCAAGAATAAACTCAGTAGGTAGGATGTCCTCTTCAATGAGCCAATTAGCATCAGATAGATCTATTTCCTTAGCATTAGGATCTACATGGATCTCAAATGGAGATTTAACATTAGCGAATGGACCAGAAGGCTGTAAGATGTCGATACTCTCTTCAAGAGCTTGTATCTTACCTTCAACTTCAATGATCTTCTTAGTATCCTTAGCCTTCTCTAACTGTTTAGCAAGTTTGGCTAGGTCTTCCAATGCTTGTTCACTAGATTCTTGCTTTGCCGTCCAACCAATCTTAATCCAAGCTCTATTAGTAAGCAGACAAGTAACAACACACCTCTTAGCTTTTGGCTTAAGGTTGATCCCAGGAGTCGCTTTGCGTCCACCAAGGACATTGACAAGTCTCTCTATAATTGTAGCTAGTCTTTTCTTACTCTCCACATTGGAAGTAAACTCTGCTTCAGGGTTTCTAGCGTAGAGGGCCGGGACCATTGTAGTAACGTTCGCAAAGACAACAATTCGCCTCTGGGAATACTCTGGGCAACCAGAAACTTAACTCTAATATTACGGAAACTGAGAATGTTGTCTTTGCGAATGTTACTACGATGGTCCCGGCCCTCTA